TAGTAGGTGTCTAACGCAGAGCTAACCGGGCGCGGCACTGCGCCTTAATTTTAACAACCGTAATATAACCGCGCTCCGGTTGAGCGCACTGTTAGGAGTGTGATATGGACAGCGCAATAATTGCATATTTGATTTTTTTTGTTTCATGCACGATGATCGGTATGTGGCTGCAAGATAAGATTACAAAGTTAGAAAATCTTAAGAAGCAATGCGAACAGAGCCACAAGGAAAGGTAATAACCATTTCCAATGTTCAAAATAAAAATCAACTAACTTATGAACCAGCCGAGAAGACCAGTTCCTATCATAATACCCGCCGATGAAGAACACACCAGCATCAGGCGGGTTGTCGTAGGGGATATAAGTACCGTGGAACCAGTCGTAAACAGCCTGAGCGATACGGGATATAAGACCCATTCAGCAACCCCTAACGCAGATTAGGCACCTTTTAGGTGTATAACTAAATAAAACCATGAAAAACCCAGGTCGCAAACGATCAAGCAAAAACATACCGGCACACATCAATGCTGAAAAGTTACCTGATCGTGTCTGGTTTAACTCATCCGGCACCGGTAAATGGATGCTCAATTATTATGATGAATTCCATCAGCGCAAAACCAAACGCATTTGTGGCCCCGAAGCAAAGCTTGCGGAAATATGGCAGGCCGTCGAAGCGCAGCAAGTCAAAACTATAGCTACATTTTCCACGCTATCGCTGGAATTTCAGCAAACCCACACCTGGCACAAACTCAGCCCGCTCACACAAAAAGATTATCTCTACTGCCGCCAGGCAATCATCACCCGAGATACCAGCACCGGCAAATTGGGCGACGTGCCGTTGATAAAATGGACGGTTGGATTGATCAGGAAATATAGAGATAAGAGAGCTGAGCATTCAGAATCAAGAGCAAACAAGGAGCTGAGCTATATCAAACGCCTGTTTAGTTGGGCGCTAGAATACGAGAAAATTTCCGTCAATCCTGCCCTTGCTGTAAAAAAACTGTCTATTCCACCACGGCAGCACTACGCAGAAGATCGGGATTATTACTATATGTTGAATATCGCAAAACAATCCGGCTATTACTATCTCTATTTTGCAATGGAGATTGCCTATTTATGCTTAGCTAGATCGTGCGAAGTGTTGAGCTTGAATGACTCTCATGAACTGGAATCTGGCTTATTGATAAAACGCCGCAAAGGCAGCAAGACTAATATCATCGAATGGCAGCCGCGTCTACGCGCAATCTGGGACGATTTGAAACAAAAACGCTCAACAATCCTCCAGGATCGAAAGCAACCCTCGCCTATCCGCGCTGAAAACCGCTTTGTATTCATCAGCGAAAGAACCGGCGACAAAATAGACGAAAGCACCTTTCAAACAGCTTGGCAAAGAGTCATGAAACAGGCGGAAAAACAGGCTAAAAAGGATGGTGTGGAATTTCAGCGATTTACCTTCCATGATATAAAAAGAAAGGCATGTACGGACTATGGCGGCAATAAAATGGCCGCATCAGGCCATCGTAGCGCCTCCATGATGAAAATTTACGATGTTAGTATTCCGTTGGTAAAACCAGTCCGTGATTAATGGATAATTCTTATGGGTAAAAAGGCTTCCCTTCATCTTATTACAACAATTAACAAAAGATTTTCCAGTCTTACTGTAATCGGACCTCCCATTCAATTATCGGGTGAACGCATAAAAGTACTATGTAAATGTGATTGTGGTGTAGAAAGGTATGTTAGATGTCTTGATCTTGTGCATAATAATACAAAATCATGCGGCTGTTTGAATAGAGATACACTATTACAAAGAAACACCAAGCATGGCCTATGTAACACAAATACATATATTACCTGGTGTGCCATGAAATCAAGGTGCCTTAATTTTAATAATCAAGACTTCAGACATTATGGAGGAAGAGGTATTACTATTTGTCGCGAGTGGCTGAAATTTGAAAATTTCATTCGCGATATGGGTGAGGCACCAAGTACAAAGCACACCATTGATAGGATTAATAATTATGGTAATTATCAACCAGATAATTGCAGGTGGGCTACCAGGAAAGAGCAAGCTAACAACTTAAGGAAAAATATATTATTAACCCATAATGGGGAAACTAAAACATTACAAGAATGGTCAGCGGTATCAGGTATTAATAGTGAAACTATTTCTCATAGGATTAAAACAGGATGGACTATAAATGATGCGATTACAACTCAAGTAAAAACGAATGAAATTAAACTTCCAAAAGGGGTTAGATATGATGATAAAAAATATCAGGCAAGAATAGGATTAAATAACAAGCGTATTTCACTGGGTTATTTTGATACCGTAGCGGAAGCAAGCGAAGCTTATATTAAAAAAGCCAAGGAACTTTATGGCGATACTTATAAAAAAACCAACCAATTGCAACCACCTTTGCAACCAGCAAGCCATTATAAGCAGTCACAAACAAACTAACTCATTGATTTTATTGGTGGGGTGTTAGGGATTCGAACCCTAGACCTATGGATTAAGAGTTATACCCACAATTTATAAAAATCAATACTTTAAGCATGTTTTATTGCAACCATTTTATTAATTGATGCCTTTATTAATCAGTCACTTAAAAAACCATTGCAACCAGTATTAAAGCATTAAATTATTGTCGATTTACTATTCTTTTGCCATTGGCAATCCAGCAAAACCCATTCATAAGATCGGCGTTTGATAAGACCCGATAATATTTTTCCCCGGGCATGAATCCATCTAAACAGCTCCACTTTGGCATAATTACATTCGCCTGCATTGAGATAGAATCTAAAATTACTGGTTACATACGCATTGATACCGATATTATAAATCAGATCAGCTACCGCCGCTTTACTTGCCGGGCTATTTAATCCAGGGGAATAAATATCAACATGTCCTAGTGCTTGTTTGGCCAAAATTATCAGTTTCATTTCCGCTTTCTGTCTCGATAAATAGGAATGTCTGGAAACTTTTTCCGTAAATCCGTAACCCACCGTCCAGATTCCATCTGAATCCTGATAAGGTTTGTTTCTAAAACTTTCGAACTTTTTTATAGTGATAATCAAAATATCAAGCGCTTCAATATCCACGCCAGATTTACTAAAAGCATTTGCTATCGAAAAAATAAATAATAAAAAAATACCGCACAAAAATTTCATCTGAATTAATCCAATTATCCAAGTAATTTTTGATCAAATTACCTATCAAATATAGTTTAATCCAGCTATTAATCCGGCTTTATTTTGCCATAGAAAAGAGCATAAAAGACTTGCTAAACATCAGACGTTAATCTGACGACATTAGTGCCATCAGCATAAATGATCGCTCGCATACCATTGGCGACCGTTATTCCTGTGCCTGTTGCGCCTATAAATTGCAGTGCCTGAGCGCCGGTAGTATTGTTGAATACTGTATATTGTTTAGCCATTAGCGGGATGACAACATTGCGTGTTGCTGTCAGGGTTGCGCTGCTGGTAAATTCCAGAATATCATTCAGTGATTCTGCATGAGTAAGAGTAATATTTGCATCGGTTGTGATACTACGCGCTAGTTTACCGGTCGCAAGTTTTAACCATGGCCTGTGATCTTCATAGCTGGTAACTGTGTTGGCACCAGTGATCACCTTATAAAGAGCAATGCTGCCTGGCGTAAAGGCGGTGGTGTTTTTGCTGACTACCCCGGCCCTTGTCGATTCTACATAATTCGTTGAGCTTGCGGTGAGCGTAGTCGAACCGTTTGCTATGGCCGTCGATATGCCATCAACCAATATTCTGCCGCCAAAATAATCCCAGGATAATCCCGATGATGATTGCCGGCGGCCACCGAATGAAGGCGCTCCAAGTGCATTAAAAAGTTCATTGACTGTGGCTTCTTTGCCGGCCTGTGAAGTGACAAGGGCTGTTAAAAGTGAAGTGCTATCGCTCATTCTATTACCTTTTGTTTTAATTTTTTAGTTGCGCTTATTTTTGCGCGAGTTTCTGTGGATAGCCTAAATCCTTTATGCGAATTACTAATTTTAATGCGTGTTTCTTCAGAAACTTTTCTTCCTTTTTTGCTTTCTGTCATATTTGCCTTAGCTGCTTCAGTATGCTTCCTTCCTATATTCATTTTCCTAAGTCTTTCTTTTTCTATCTCACTCTTTTTAATTATTTTAAGAGAAGATGTTATTTTTTCTTGATGCTCAGCGCTCTTAACACGGCCTTTAAGAGCATTAGATATTTTTAATTTTGTTTCATTTGATATGGCATTACCTAGATTAATATCTCTTAATTTTGCTTTTGTTTCATCAGATAATTTTTTACCCTTTTGAGCTACGCTAATTTTTGATTTAGCTGAATCCGATAGTTTTTTTCCTTTATTTATGGCGCTTAGTTTTGCTTTGGTTTCATCAGACAATTTACGTCCTATGTTGTATTTATTCCCAACAAAAAAAGCGCTTATTCTTGCTTTACGTTCTTCTGTATGATTAAGTCCATTAACTCCTTCTCCTCCATTCGTGCAGTTATAGCCAAGAGGAGCTTTAGTTTTTAAATCTTTAATAGCTTTAACTTCCATCTCGCATAAAGTTGCCCAGTCACTCTCTTCCGCTAAAATTATTAGGGTAGCATCAAAAATACCATATTTTTTTAACGCTTTTGAGACAATTGAGGAATTACAGCCTTTTATATGAGAATTCCATCTATCACGCGCAGATACGCTTGATATTCCAATGTAACTTTTACCTGATGTTTTAAAATCGATTTTATAAAGCTGTCCCATTTTGTTATCTCGTTAAGCTCTGCTGTAAATAATATCCGGTGCCAACAATTGCAGATAACTGAGCTATTTTAATATATATTGTTACCTGATTTGATCCCCAGTCTGTGACCTGCATAGCCGATGTATATTGCACTGTTGGCGTAGTTGCCGTTAGTGTTCTTTTTAATGTGGTAAAGCCACTATTCCATATTTCTATCGTGTAATTCTCATTGGGTTCACCCACAGCATCGATCAGGTCACGCCAACCGGCAAAGCGCGACCGCCTTGTCCAAATCAACGTCCAGTCATTCGTCGTTGGATGCCGATCACCTGTAAGCGCGCAAGGTGAAAGTGGTTCGAGATTTACCGCATTATAGATAAAACTACGATTGGATTCTGAAGCCAATGCTTTCCCGGCGGTGATGCCGCGATAGAGCTTGGCTACGCCGATGGCGGCAGATTGCGAGGCGATAAAAGCGAGCTTCGCGGTATCCAGCAAAATGATTTTATCCATTGCTGCGTGTAATCCAGTCGCCCATTCCGTGCCATTCTGCCCGCGCATGAAATCAGTCAGGATATAACTGCCATCACCTTGCAATACGCATTTTTGTGCGGCGATTATCTCCCAGCGGGTATCCACGCCGTAGGCAAACCAGTTTTGGCCGGCAAACATCTGCGCTTCGGTAATGCTGGACAGCGTGCCCTGATGCAATTTTACCGATAGCGTGCTTGACTTATCCAATACCGTACCGCCATGCGCAGTAAGGCTGGTAATGACATAGCCCATCACAGCGCCTGGTGCTGTAATGCCCTGGATATTGTTGAAGGTTTGTCCGCCATCCTCGCTGCGATATAGTATGCCGCCCGGCCAGCCTGGTAGATAACCGGTCATGGCCACAGGGAATCCCGGCGTATTATCCACATCACGCAGCATGGGTATATCCAGCAGCTCATAGGTAGTGGGGCCTGCCAGTTTTAGCACCGCGCCGACGGATTGCCCTTCTTCGCCCAGCGCAGCAGGGCTATAAAGTGCAGCTTTGCTATGCTTGGCCCGGCATTCGATACGGCCATCGGGCAGCGTGTTGAGGGCGGTCAAACGCAGTTCGTAGATGGCATTATCGCCATTGACCGTGATTACATCGCCTGGTTCCAGATTTGCATAAGTGTACGGCAATACAAATTTTATGTCGTAGCGCTCCATCCAGTACAAATACAGCAACACTTCGGCCTTTTGCGCGGCTTCCTGTCCATTGAATACTACGGGGATCTCAATGCTGATTTCGTTTACCGCATCAGTATTGATGCGGGATGCGTATTGCTCATTGATATCGTATTCGCGCGTATTGTCCAGATATTTGATTGTGACTTTTTTTGCCATGATACTGTCCATTTCGCGCGCATTGGTTATCCGTATGCCCGGTTTTGATCCGGCGGCCCTCGCGTCCAATACGCTGGCCGGAATAGTGGCAACAGGGGCAGAGCCGCGCTTTTTGAATTTGATCTGGTAGCCGTGCTGCACCACATCAAATGGCCATGATGCCCGTAATGGCTCTATGGCGCCGCGCACTGCACCAAGAGCAGAAACTCGATAACCTCGTACCGGATCGATCAATTCGGTTGCGTCGATGTCGCCCGATGTGAGCAAATTACTTTTTAAAACTTCGGCGCCAACTATCGAAGATAACGGCACTGGATCAGGAGAAATAATGTTATCCGCGAAAAAATATACAGCCAGTCCGCTGGGTCCGTCTTCATTGGCTGTATAGATATAATTGCCAGAAATCGCTATGTCAGTGGATTTTGAAAAATTAATATTGCTGATAGAATCTACTAAAAACGGCGATGTTTTATCAACAACATTGATAATATCCGTATTCGCAACATCATAAAGTGAAACATAAACATAATCGCCCTGAATACATATTCGCTTTGTAGAAGGCAAAAGTGTAACTGAACCAGACAAAGACGGCGCCGCTGGATTAGAAATATCATAAATTTTTAGATTTCCATCTCCACAGGCAATATAGGCATAATTGCCGTCCGCGCAAATATCATTAGGTGATGAGACCGCTCCAGTCGATATTGAAGAGATTAACGCCAAAGCTGACAAATCGTAAATTTCAAATTTATTTATGGCGGTACAAACGACATGGGCATAATCGCCTGAAATATAAACCTTTCTATTTGATTGCCCCCCAGCGGTTGTAAATGTGGCGAGCAGTAAGCCGCTTCCAGAATAAATAAATAATTTATTTAAATCATCAACAACGGCAATATAATTACCTGCTGCTGCAATGCCGCGCGGATTGGTGCCTGCGGCGATAGAGGTAATCAGCGTTGGAGTCTCAGGATTGATCAAGCTGTAAATTTGCAGAGTGTTGAATGTAAATGTACTGACATAGGCATTGTCGCCAGAAATTGCGATGTCATTCGGGGTTGATCCCACTCCTGTTGATATCGATGATAATTGATATGGCGCAGCAGGATTGGCTATATTATAGGTTTCAAGTTTATTGCCGCTGCAAACAATATAGGCATAGTTGCCTGATACCGCAATCGCATTAGGATATAAAGTAGCAGCTGCCACGGCTTGATTTGATAATTGATGTGAGAATGTGGCCGAGCAAACCAACTCAACTTTAACCTGAGCCCCCAGCAGGCTATTATTATATTTTTCCAGCGGCAAATCATTAAAAACAATATAAGCAAGTCCCCGGTAAGCCGGGGTATCAGCTACGCCCCGATCGGCCTGAATGCTGGGGTCAGGTAGTTGGGTGTCAGTACCTAAATATAATTTGAATCCCTTTGCCACTTCATTACTGACGACAATGGATGCTATATCATTAGAACTCGCATCATAATAAAGATAAGCGCCAATCCATATTCGTTTAATGCCGACGATAGGCCCCTCGCATAAACCGATCGCAAAGGTAGCGAAATAGGAATATGTGGTGGTGTTAGCTTGAGGTGTTCCCATACCCCCCTTTCCGCCACTTGGTTTGATTTCTACTTCGGTTATTTTGTCGTTTTGCAGCCAGAAAATATTACCAAACTGGGCGATTACGCCGTAATTCCTCGGGATAAAAGCGCCGTAAGTCGAGGTCTGAACAGCCAGATCATTAAGCCGGGGCCCATTAAGTTGCGGGGTTTTTGGCGGATCAAGTGCGCCGCCGACTGCGCCGCCTATAGCCATGCCCAATGCGGCGCCTAAAGCAACATTGCCACCCGCGAAAAATCCAATTACGCCGCCGACTATTCCGCCGACAATAGTTCCTATACTTGCGCCGCTCATACTACGTCCTTAAACCGGTAAATCCGTATAATTCGTGCTGTCCATTTTTTATCAAGCCGGTGTTCAACTACGCGGCCAATGCCTTCATAGCTGTGAATTATATTTTCGCCGGTATAGATGCCGACGTGCTGAGGATCACCGATAAAGCGCATCATTAACACATCACCTGGCTGCATATCGGATACCCGATACAGCCAATCCTGCGAATCTGCGGCCAGTTCAAGCAAACCTTGTGACGGTGTGCGGGCATAGCCTGGAGTCTCCAATGGTTCAAAGCCAAGGCGGTTGGCCACGTGTGCAATTACGCCCGCACAATCCAGGCCAAGTCCCAACAGCCTGCCCTGATGTAGATAGGGCGTGCCCAGACATTCCCTGGCATAGTTGATAATATCGTCAGTTTTCGGCATAGCCTTAGCGCATATAAGTGGAGTTAGTCGGGATAAAGCTGAATCCGCCAAAATTGACTATGTTGTTCCATTTGTCCCGGCAATCCTCCAACCGCTTCCGGCAACCTGGAATCATCGTGTAAGCGTCGCCAATAGCGACTGGATAATGAAAGGCTTCATGGGTGGTAATTGACCCACCGGCTGCGTGCGCTTTTATTTCCTGCGGTTTTAGTCCGGCATTAGCTCCCGTGGTAAAGGCTATAGTACCCTCGGCAAAATAATCTACAGCCTCGGCTCTTGCTGAGTCGGCAAACTGTGCAGTGCTGGTTACGCTGGTAAGGGTTCCGGTGACGGTAAGCGGCCCCAAAACAACTTTACAATCTGCAAATTCCTGTCCACCAAATTGTTTTTGACAGGCCGGCGTATAGGTTTTTCCGATTGATTGATTGAGCGCGTCAATCATCATCATCAATTCAGCCGTGTAGCGATTGTCTTTAAGTATGGTTTTGCCCATGAACGCGACGCCGAGCGGTTCTTCATCAACAATAGGATTGCGCCAGGTAGTGGCGAACAGATAGACGCGGGCATTGTCGAAAACGCCGGAAACAATTTGATCATAGCCGATACCGGCAATATCGGCAATGCCGGACAGGTCAATCACGCCGGGGGCCATGTTGCCTTCAGCGGCAAGGCCTGTGAATTCATAGCCGGAATCGGTTTTGTAGGTGTTGGCGCCGATTACAATGTTGCGCGGGTGATCGGTGAGGTAAATAATATTGCCCCACAATGGCACAATTTTAAGACAATGGATTTTGTATTTGGGATCAGCTACAGCCGGTTTCATAAATTGAGAAGTTCAATTATTTCAATTTGTGAGGATTCACGGATCCCTGGGGCCAAGGAAGTCACGTCGATACGGCTGTTAAACCTACACATTAAATCATATTCGCAACCGCCATAAACAATCTCACCTGCCTGCGGTGCAGTGTTGACATTGCCGCCGCTGGTATAGGTTGAAAATGCGGTGCTGTTGATTGCCACGGTTATCGTGGTCGCATCTTTAGCGGTAATAAACGCGCGCAATCCATTGATTTGCGTCATGCCCGATACGCCGGAAATATAAACAGAATCATTTACGTTATAGGTATGCGTGCCCAACGTGATTACCGCGCTGGAGGCCTTGGTGATGCCAGTAATGGCTTTGGTGAGATTGGTGAATGTGATCTGGCCAGTAGTTGTGGAAGCGGTAAAACGGGTGGTTTGCTCAGCGGCGCCGATGGCGATCTTGATAGTCCCGGCAACCGGTTTGAATATCGTTCTATACGGCCTGCCGATGCTGATCGTAGACCCATTGCCATAAGAGACTTGAAGCTGATAAATACCAGCGTTAACAAGGGCAAGAGTCTGATCAAAAGAAGTGGGCGTCAAAATCCGGTTATTTGTTGTGTAATCATCTAAAGCCCGCACACGGAATCCAGCGAACATGCCATAAGAGCGATAATACAACGATAATATCTGATTCCACAAGTCATCGGTGAACTGTGTGTAAAACACTGTGTAAATGCGTACCGGATACGGATGTATGAGTCTTCTGTACTCATTTCCAGATGCAGTTTGGGTAATCTCGACAGCGAATTCATCCGAATAACTAGCTCCATTCCGAACACCAATTGGTAGTCTTTCTTCTAAAAATTCTCCCATAATTGTGCTTATGTTATTAGGTCAGTGATATAAGAAAACGGCCTTTCTGATTTTTTAGCGCGACTCGTTGCTATAGCAACGAGTTGTCTGGCTTTTTTTATAGGGTCTGCCCACAAAGCCGCTATTCTTTCAGATCGCGCCTTACACGCTTCAGGGTGTTCTTTAAAATAAACTATCTGCATTGCCGAATTCTTTGCGCCCGCCTCAGGATTATTTTTATAATAAGCTGTTTTGTTTGCAGAGCGTTTTGCACGAACTGCTGGATATTTCCGAATAATAGCCATTTTTTCGGCATATTCTGTATCTTTCCACAGAGATTTTTTTATTGCAGACATAACAGCTCCAGCTTCCGGATGGGACGCATGATAAGCTATTTGTCTTTTAGAATTCTCATCAGGGTGCTCTTTAAAATAAGATGTTGTTCTTTCAGATGCTGCTGCTCTGGCTACTGGGTCTGCCCAATAAGCTTTTATTTTTTCATTTTGCTCGACAGTCCATTTTACTCCCAACTGACTTCCGGCAATCAAACACACATTGTAATATTCACCGGGAACAACACATAATTTGTCTATCCATTTTTGCTCGTTATAATCAAGGATTTCTTTTTTTCGCTCACATTCGTCGAGCACTATAAATTTAAATGATTCTTCGCCATTTTTGTTCCAGGATAATTGAAGGTGTCTGTTTTTGTGGGAACCTTTATTTAAATCTTTTTTGTGGATGTACCACCTATGCTTTAGAGATTTGGCCTGCCCTACGTAAACTTTACCGTTTACGTTATTTCGAATCATATATATTCCAGATTTATTCATTTATGCTATCTCTATTGCTGGACATGGTACATACCCTGTCCGTCTGGAGTAACTTCATAGATCGCTGCCAATGTTCTAACGGCCTGCTCCATATTCTGCCATTGTCACCCATATAAACGATTGTAACGGGATATTTTTTGGGTAATTCTGAATGTTGATTGGTTATTTGCAATACTTTATATTCCGATCCTCTTTTATTGCGCCAAACACTATCAATAACCGGTATTTCATTATCCATATCGGCCAGCACCATTGATTAAGCCCAATGCTTCGCGCGCGCCCTGACCTGCGGCTCTGCGCACGTCCGGCGCTGAGCCGCCGTTGACGTTGACAATAATGGTATGCCCTTGTCCGCCGCCTGTTCTTATACCCAGCTTGCCGTCTGCGCCGCGTGCTAACGGCATGATGGCTTCCGGGTAGCCTGCTTCGCCCATTAATCCCGTGCGCCCACCTGACATAGGAAATGTGGTCGGTCTGCTGACGACACCACCGGTGGCGAATGGCACAATATTTCCGCCACTGAACACTTCGCCTTTTGCGGCGGCTGCGGATACGGCTGTTCCTGCGATACTCACTATTGCATCAAGCCAGCCACCGCCGCTTTTCTTTAGTGTATCGAAGATCATCGCAGCCGCTGCCTCAGCCGCCATTTTTCGTAGCACAGTAACAAAGCCGTCCAGCATCCCGGTCAACTCTCCTTGAAACGGATCGAATAGGAAGGATGCAAACGCATCCTGCATATTGCGCGAGGCTTCAATGGTAAACTGGCTGAGCGCGTCGGTACCTTTCTTGGCCGGTTTTATAAATTCATCATTCCAGGCCATGCCCAATTTATCGAATTCGGCTTTTGCCTGGTCTGAGGTAATGGTGCCCAGCTTCAATTGATCCTGGGTTTTGGCCAGCGCTTCATCAAATCCTTCCTGGATGCCGCCGTATTTGATCAAATCGGCGTTGCTTTGACGTAGGTCATAATATTCATTGGCGGATTCAACCAGTGCCGCCCATTGTTTTTCCTGACGCTCCAGCGCATCTTTTTCTTTTGCCAGTCCCAACAGGTTTTGCTGTTGCAAGGGCCCCAAACCTTTTAATGAGCCGCTGATAATTTCATATTCAACCTGGGCAACCTCGCTGGTTTTGTCCCGCAAATCAATTTCCTTTTGCAGACTGGCCAGCATGGACTCGTAAGACTTTTGCAGCTGCTCTGCTGCTTTTTGTTCATCTGTTAGCGCGGCTTTTCTGGCGGCTGAATGTTTTTCAGAGGCCGCTTTATCGCCACCACCGATAAAATCCGAAACAGCTTTTGCTGATGGCCCCAATGGCGGTTTT